GCCATACCGAACTTGTTGATGCAGGCTACGGAATCACCGCCGCCGATGAGGGAGAATGCACCGTTCTTTGTAGCTTCGGCAATGGCTTCGGCAATAGCTTTGGAACCGCCGGTGAAGTTGTCGAACTCAAATACGCCGGCCGGACCGTTCCACAGAATGGTTTTAGCGTCCTTGATGGCGTTGGTGAACAGTTTGCGTGTCTCAGGACCGGCATCCAGTCCTTCCCAGCCTTCGGGGATGGCGTTGGAGGGAACGATCTGTGTATTGGCGTCGTTGGAGAAATCGTCTGCTGCCACGCAGTCCGTACCCAATACGAGGTTTACGCCTTTGGCCTTGGCCTTAGCGATGATTTCCAGTGCCAGATCCAGTTTGTCGTTCTCACAGATGGATTTGCCGACCTCGCCGCCTTGTGCTTTGGCGAATGTATATGTCATACCGCCGCAAAGGATCAGGTTGTCTACCTTGTCCATCAGGTTTTCGATGATACCTATTTTGGTAGATACCTTAGAGCCGCCCATGATGGCCGTGAACGGGCGTTTGATGTTGCTCAGTACGTTGTCAACTGCCTGTACTTCCTTCTCCATCAAATATCCCAGCATCTTGTTGTCGGCATCGAAGTAATCGGCAATGACAGCCGTGGAGGCGTGTTTGCGGTGAGCGGTTCCGAAAGCGTCGTTAACGTAGCAGTCTGCATACGAAGCCAAGGTTTTGGCAAATTCTTTCTGTGACGCTTTCATGGCTTTCTTAGCCTCGTCGTAAGCCGGATCTTCCTTGTCGATGCCTACGGGCTTGCCTTCTTCTTCGCCGTAGAAGCGCAGGTTCTCCAGCAACAGCACTTCACCCGGTTTCAGTGCGGCTGCGGCTTCGGCGGCTTTGGCACAGTCGGGAGCAAACTGAACGGGAACACCCAGTTTCTCGGAAACGGCATCGACGATCTGGCTCAAAGAGTATTTCGGATTTACTTTGCCTTTAGGCTTGCCCATGTGAGACATGATAATCAAGGCACCGCCCTCTGCCAATATTTTCTTCAGTGTGGGCAGGGCACCGCGAATGCGCGTGTCGTCGGTTATTTTACCATTTTCATCCAAAGGAACGTTAAAGTCCACGCGGACAATTGCCTTTTTGCCGGCAAATTTGTAATTGTCGATAGTCATCATCTCTTTTTTATTTAAAGGTTTAAAATGATAGTCATGCGGTCGGTTTCGTTCAACAACCCTGCAAAGTTACTTTTTTTGATTGTAACTTGCAAGATTGTACCGTCTAAAAACACACCTTATTTATATAGGGGCATCGGAAGAATCGGTCGACCGTTTTTCCACCGGTTGCGGATCATACATCCGAGTATAGGAGCGGCACCATAATTTCAGGGCACAAATATCGCATTTCGGTTTGCGGGCGATGCAGGTGTAGCGTCCGTGCAGGATGAGCCAGTGGTGCGCTTTGGGGATGAGAGCGTCGGGGATGTACCGGACCAGTTCCTTCTCCACGCTGAACGGTGTGGTGCATTTGTCGTCCACCAGTCCGAGGCGATGGCTTACACGGAACACGTGGGTGTCTACCGCCATCGCCGCTTTCTGGAAAACGACGGCCTGGATGACGTTCGCCGTCTTGCGCCCTACGCCGGGAAGTTGTATCAGATCGTCCAGATCGGACGGTACTTCGCCGTTGAAATCGCTCAGCAACTTGCGGGCCATACCCACCAGATGACGGGCTTTGTTGTTGGGGTAGCTCACGCTTCGGATATACTCGAACACGGCTTCGGGGGTGGCCTCCGCCATAGCTTCCGGGGTGGGGAAGGCGTCGAACAAAGCCGGTGTCACCTGATTGACTCTTTTGTCCGTGCATTGGGCCGACAGGATGACGGCAACCAACAGTTCAAAAGGATTGTTGTAGCAGAGTTCCGTTTCGGCTACGGGCATTGTCTTTTCAAAAGCCTCGATAATCCGGGCATATCTCTCTTTCTTTCTCATTCTTTTGTCAGATTATGTGCAAAAGTAGATAAAAAGCATTACTTTTGCGCTTCTTTTTCTTATAAAATAAACAGCTAACGGAATAGCAAATTTGAGAAAAGCGTAGCGAATAGACTGGAATAGCGTTCGTTACGCTTTTCTTTTGGGTTGGTATAAAGCCATTTCAAGCCGTGTTAAAGCCACTAAGCGCAAGAGTTCAGTTACCACCTCATTACCGTGCGGATAGAGCAGATTTCTTGCTAAGTGTTTGTTTTTCTGCGTTCTGCGGAGGTTTGCTTAGCAGTCGATAACTCACTGTAATCTAATTTTGTAACCCAAAAAAGAGTGAGTTATGCGAAGTACATTCAAAGTATTATTCTATGTAAAGAAAGGCAGTGAGAAGCCCAACGGCAACCTGCCATTGATGTGCCGCCTTACGGTGGACGGAGAGATTAAACAGTTCAGTTGCAAGATGGATGTTCCCCTGCGGCTGTGGGACGTGAAGAACAACCGTGCTTCGGGCAAAAGTATCGAAGCGCAGCGAATCAACCGTGCCGTTGATAAAATCCGTGTGGAGGTGAACCGCCGCTATCATGAGCTGATGCAGACGGACGGTTATGTCACTGCCGCCAAACTTAAAGATGCCTATCTCGGCATCGGTGTCAAACAGGAAACTCTGCTTAAACTCTTTGAACAGCACAATGTCGAGTTTGCCAAGAAAGTGGGACACAGCAGGGCAAAAGGTACATTCCAGCGGTATATAACCGTATGCAAGCATCTACATGAATTTATCCCGCATACTTACAAGCGTGAGGATATTCCCCTGAAAGAGTTGAATCTCACGTTCATCAACGACTTCGAGTATTTCCTACGGACAGAAAAGAGATGCCGCACCAACACTGTATGGGGCTATATGATTGTGTTGAAACATATCATTTCCATAGCGAGAAATGACGGTCGTCTGCCGTTCAATCCCTTTGCGGGATATATCAATTCACCAGAAAGCGTGGACAGGGGCTATCTGACCAAGGCTGAGATACAGACACTCATGGACGCTCCGATGAAGAATACCTATCATGAATTGGTAAGGGACTTATTCATCTTTTCGGTTTTTACGGGTTTGGCGTATTCCGATGTGAAGAACCTTACAACAGACAACCTTCAAACATTCTTTGACGGCAACCTGTGGATTATCTCCCGAAGAAAGAAAACCAATACGGAATCCAATATCCGACTGTTGGATGTTCCACTAAAGATAATAGAGAAGTACAAAGGAATGACAAGGGACAACAAGGTATTTCCCATGCCGAGCAATACCACCTGCAACAAGGTACTGAAAGAAATCGGCAGTCAGTGTGGTTTCAAGACACGGCTCAGCACACATGTGGCAAGACACACGAACGCCACGACCGTACTGTTATCCAACGGAGTACCGATTGAAACCGTAAGCCGACTGTTAGGACATACCAACATAAAAACCACGCAGATTTACGCCAAAATTACAAATCAGAAGATAAGTCAGGATATGGAAGTTCTGTCGCACAAGTTGACGGATATGGAGAAAAATATTTGCAGTAACATTTGATAACCTTAAAACGAATAGCAATGGACAGGAAAATAAATATCATCAAGATGGACGAGCATGGCAATATCACCATGCCTACCGATATAAGAACAATCGCCATGAGCGAGTGGGAAATCTGCGAATTGTTTGGGATAACCTCTCCTACTTTCCGTGCTGCGATAAAGGCAATCTATAAGAGCGGCGTTTTGCGTGAATGCGAAGTAAGACGCTCCATCTGCTTGTCGGACAAATGCAGCATGGATGTTTACTGCTTTGAAATGGTTGTCGCTCTTGCTTTCCGCATTAACTCATACGGAGCAGAACGAGTACGGAATGCCGTAATTGAAAAGTTGTACTTGCGAAAAGAGAAAACAAGCATCTTCTTTTCGCTGGATTGTAGAAAGGAAGCACCTAAGTATCAGGCATAAAATATATAGCTATAACGACATGAAGTAATGAAACCGATGCGTATTCCCATTGCCAACAATATATTTATGCGAGTGTTTGAATAGGCGCATTGCCATTCATACGTATTAAGACGACAGGTCCCGAAGAAACTGCCATTAAAGTGGTATTTCTTCGGTTTTTTTGTTGTTATACTCCCTAACAGGCTGCAAGTTTTTCACTCCGTGTGTTTTTTGCGCCATTCTGCCGTGATTTGCGTATCAGGGGGTTAAGCGGCTCACTCTAACTTTGCATACGATTATTTATCAACCATTTAAGCGTATGAACAATGAGTGAATCAGACATCAGCAAGGAGGAGTTTATCCGGGTGGGTACGACCCTCTACAAGTTAGTGAACCAGCCCCGACTGAACGGCGGCTATGTGAAGAAACGCATCGTGTGGAATAACGAGACCCTGCGACAGGACTACGGCAAGCACTTTCTCGCCACCGTTCCCAAGTATGATGGCTTCTGCACAGTTCCCGACCATGTGAATTACCGTCCTGTGGTGGACAAGTTCCTGAACCTCTATGAACCGATAAACTATAAGCCGATGGAGGGTGATTTTCCCTCTATCCGTTCGTTAGTGGAGCACATTTTCGGGGAACAATACGAGTTGGGCATGGACTACCTGCAACTGCTTTACCTGCAACCCATTCAAAAGTTGCCAATCCTGCTGTTGGTATCAGAGGAACGCAATACAGGTAAAAGCACGTTCCTGAACTTTCTGAAAGCCTTGTTTCAGAACAACGTGACATTCAACACCAACGAGGACTTCCGCAGCCAGTTCAATTCCGATTGGGCAGGCAAACTCCTTATTGTGGTGGATGAAGTGTTGCTTAGCCGCAGGGAGGACAGCGAACGGTTGAAGAACCTAAGTACCACACTCTCCTACAAGGTGGAAGCCAAAGGTAAAGACCGTGACGAGATAGCGTTCTTCGCCAAGTTCGTTCTGTGTTCCAACAACGAGTATCTGCCCGTCATCATAGACGCAGGGGAAACACGCTATTGGGTGCGGAAGATAGACCGCTTACAAACAGACGATACCGACTTCTTGCAAAAGCTGAAAGCGGAAATACCTGCTTTCCTCTACCATTTGCAGCACAGGCAACTATCCACCGAGAAAGAGAGCCGTATGTGGTTTGCCACGTCACTGCTGCACACCGAAGCCTTGCAGAAGATTATCCGAAGCAACCGCAACAGATTGGAGATTGAGATGTGCGAACTTATACTTGATATCATGGCAAGTATGGGTATCGACACTTTCTCTTTTTGCTGCAATGACATTCTCACGTTGCTGGCAAACACGTATGTCAAAGCGGAGAAGCATCAAGTAAGAAAGGTATTGCAGGAATGTTGGAAGCTCATACCTGCACCGAACGGGCTGACATATACCACTTATCAGCTTAACTACAATCGGGAGTGTCGGTATGAGCCGATAAGGAGAGTGGGACGCTTCTATACCGTCACAAGGCAGCAACTTGAAACGCTGTAATTCCATTATCTTTTTGTTGAATTGTTGAATAAGGATATAATCATACTGATAATAAGCAATATATACTCTCAACAAAATCTCAACTGACCAAAAGAGAAGTTGAGCATAAAGCCACGACCTATTGTCGGTTTCTCTTTTGGTGAGTGGTTTGTTGAGCGGATGTTGAGCATCTATTTGTATGTATATAAACATATTACATATACCATTCAACGAATCAACGATTTTCATTCACCATTAAAACCATAGGAAGATTATGACTACACAGGAAGCAAAGAAGATACATATCGCAGACTATCTGCAAAGTTTGGGCTACAGCCCCGTCAAGCAGCAGGGGAAAAGCCTTTGGTACAAATCACCGTTCAGGGAGGAAGCGGAAGCATCGTTCAAGGTGAACACCGAACTCAACCAATGGTACGACTTCGGAACAGGTAAGGGAGGAAACATCATCGCTTTGGCGCAGGAGCTTTACGGTTCGGACTATGTGCCTTACCTGCTTGGTAAGATAGCGGAACAAGCACCGCACGTCCGTCCCGTGTCTTTCTCTTTTCGCCAGCAAGCATCCGAACCGAGTTTCCAACATTTGAAAGTGGGCGAACTCACGCACCCTGCATTGCTCCGCTACTTGCAGGAACGTGGGATAAACACCGCACTGGCGCAGACGGAATGTAAGGAACTGCACTTCATCCATAACGGCAAGCCCTATTTCGCCATCGGATTCCCGAATGTGGCAGGAGGGTATGAGGTGCGCAACCGTTTCTTCAAGGGCTGCATCGCCCCGAAGGACATCAGCCATATAAGACAACAGGGCGAACCAAGAAACGTGTGTTATCTGTTCGAGGGCTTCATGGATTACCTCTCGTTCCTTACCATCAGAGTGAAGAACAATCCGCAATATTCACGATTGACAACGCAGGACTATATCATATTGAACTCCGTTTCCAATCTCGCAAAGGTGGAAAACCTATTGGCGACCTATGTACAGATTGGCAGTTTCCTTGACAACGACACGGCAGGACGGAACGCCTGTGAATCCTTAAGGGCGAAGTTCGGGGAACGCTTGCTTGACAAGTCGCTGTACTATCGTGAATACAAGGACTTGAACGACTACCTGTGCGGTAAGCCCTTGTCCCAATCGGTAGAGCCGATAGAGCAGGAGAAGCAAGTCCAATCCGCAAG